TACTTGTTATGTAATTGTGGAGTTTTTAATGATTCTAAATCTAATTCAGTATCATTAATTTTAAGGTCTTTGTCTGCTTCTAATTGTAATTGTTCTAAATCCATAATATAATTATATCACAAAACTATAAAAAAATCAACCTATGTTGTAACTGTAACTTCTGTTTTATTGATACTAGCAAAGTTGTAAATACTGTATTTAAATGTAACCTGTGCTGTTAAATAGTTGATATCCGTAGCTTGTTGATTGTATTCTAAATTACTTAAACTGATTGGAAATATATCTTTAAAACGCACCTCAACCACCGGATTGTTCTTGTTCGTAAGTACCATAAGGGTTGCATCGGATAATGCGGCCCCTTGTGATGGAGCAGGGTATCTTATTTTTCCTAACTCATTACTCACACTAGATTTGCTTGTTGGAAATCTGTCTTTACCTGCTTCTATAAGTGTATTATAATCACTATGGTCATCAGGAAATCCTAAACCTACCAACCAACCGTGAATTTCTTGGTAGTTTTCTAAGTTTTCATCTACTATAAATGACATTTGTAAATCACTATATTTAAGTTTTTCACCAGGATGTGGTATATCTTTTAATGGTGTTTGTTGTTCAACATAATTAATTGAAATTCCAGGAATGTTTACAGACGTACAAAAGTATTCTACTTTAGGTAATTTGATAACATTAAATTTAAATTGAGTAGGACTAGCATAGTCCAATTTTGTAGGTTGTCTTAAATATGAGTTTGTAACTGTCATATTAATATTTAGGCATAAAAAAAGGAGGGTTTTTTAGGCCCTCCTTTTTAATCATTTGTTCTAAGAACAAACTGATATTACATTAAGTTCGCTACTTGAACTCGTCTGTAGTATCTGTTTGAGTTAGCAGAACCAGCTCCGTCAATAACAGCTGTAGCACCAGAAGCACCAATTTGTGCGAATGGGTTAGCTTGTATTCCGTATCTAGTTTTGAAACCAATCTTAGGTTGGAAACTATCTTGACCAACAGCTCTCACCATTTGAAGTGGAACGTATGGACAATAGAATATTCCGGCATCATACTGAGATGTACCTTTATATCCAACTACAAAGTATTGTTTAGCTGCTTGATTTGCAGAATATGGATCGATATAAACTTTATATCTTCCATTTAGTATTCCAGCAAAAGTGTTTCCTGTGTCATCAACATTTAAATTGTTGTTTAATGCAGGAGTGTAATCTAATACACCAGCCATTTGTAAAGCAGACGCAACATCTGAAGAAGTGATCAGAATGTTACCTTTTCCTCTACGTGTTCTTTGTGCGATTGTGTTTGCTTCTCTTTCAACTTGGAACATTAGACCTTTAAATCTCTCAACAGACCATCTTCCGTTAGAGTCAGTATCTAAGTCAAATACACCAGCAGTTGTTGTGTTAACAGCAGCATTTGGTGAACCGTTAGTTGAAGCTCCGATTTCAGCGTTGATGTAAATTGTTCTTACAACTTCTCTATTGATTTCCGCAAGGATCTCAGCAGATAGAATGTTTGCAAGTTCAGTTTCAGCATCTAAACCGTGGATTGCTTTTAGATCTTGAGCAAGTTCCATAGTGTATTCAGCTTTAAGAGCTCTTGATTTAGCAGTTACAGTCGATTTCTCGATTGAAAACGCCATTTCAGCAAAACTGTTAGCAGATGAATCACCTAGTGCTTCAGCAGCAGCAGTTGACATCGCTGTACCAGTAGTATAAGTGCCAGCAGGGCTGTCATTTAATAATGCTGGGTTAGTTCCTGAATCAGCAGTAGTTGAAAAACCACCTGTTGCAGAACCAGCTTTGTTTCTTCCAGAGTAATCTGTATCAGCAGCATCGAATAATGCTTCTGAAGCAGCACCTTGTGAAGTGTATTTTGCTCTCATAGCGAAGATTAGTCCAGTTGGACCAGTCATTGGCTGTACGCCAGCTATGTCGTATGCGATAAGATTTGGCATCGCTCTTCTTACTAAAGAAATTAGGATTGGGTCCCAATTTTGTACGTAAGAGTTATCAGTGCTGTTCGTTGGAGCAGCTTCTGACATAAATGCTCTATCTTCTCTTAGTGCTCTCTCTTGGTTTTCCAAGATAACAGCGGTAACCGCTTTCTTGTAACTATCCGTTACTTTTGGGAGTTCTGGATGTTCAAGAACCGGCTGCCATTTTTTAACTAATTGTTCAGATAAGTACATATCTTTTTTATTCTCCCTTTATTTTTTTGAACCTAATTTAATTAGGTCTTTTGTTTTAGTGATAGCGGCCGTATAAGCAGTCATAGCGTTTGACAAATCAACTTGCGTTGTTTCGCCTTCGGCAACGTTATCTATTTCATTTTTAGATGAAATTTCTTTTGATGTATTAAAATAAGACTCTTTAATAGTCGTTACTTTATTCTTAAACTCATTAGCGTTAGAGTATTCAATTTCTTCTGCTAATTTGTTAAACTTTTCTTTGTTAGTATCTGTTAAGTCAGCAGATACAGCATCAACTATATCTTGTCTTGTTAACTTACCAATTTCAGAATTTAATTTAACGTTAGCTTCGATTTGCTCGTTCAATTTCTTGTTAAGCTCTTCGATTTTAGAAGCTTGATCTTCTAACACATCATATTTTTCGTCTGGTACGTTTATGTAATGATCTTCAAATAATTTTTTCAGACCACTGATAAAGTCCTCAGCGATTTCGCCTTTGATACCTCTTTCAACAGCGATCTCGTTTTGTTTCATTCATTCTTCAACTACGTAGTTTAAGTATGAATCAACTTTTTCAACAAGTTCTGCTTTAGCAGTATCAACTTCTTCTTTAAGTTTTTTCTTGTAACCATCTTCGATCTTTTGTTTTTCTACTTTCAATTTAGATTTGATAGCAGCTTCGAATATAGTTGCAGCTTTTGCCTTAAATTCTTCTGTTAATTTTTCATCTCCGATTAATGCTTTAACATCATCAGAAACGTCAATTACTTCTTCTTCTTTTTTTTCTGTTTCTTCTACTTTTAACGATTCGCCTGGAGTAGCAACTTTAGTAACACCAGCTTCTGTGTCTGGTTTTTTACTAACGTCAACATCTGCAGCTTTTGCGTTTTGTGCGTCAGAAACTTTTTTATTATTTTTTGTAGCGTCAGGATTGCTGTCAGTTGCTTTCACAACCGCTGCGCCTAAATCTTGAGCTTCGTTAGAAAGCTTAGTAGGTTCAGCTGCTACAGCATTCTTTTTTGGAGCATCAGCAACAGTTTCTTCAACTATTGTTTCTGCTTTGACTTCTACTGTTTTTTCTGTAGCCATTTGAGAAATCTCCTTTTTATTTTAATCGATTAAAATATCTCTCTTTTATAGTGATATTTATAATAAATTGATTTTCTATTAAAGTTTACTTAAAAAATCTTTGAATATACTAGCCTTTTTCTCAGCTAATTCAAATCTTTTTGTTTTAATTAACTCTTGTTTCCAAGCTTCTACGTCTTGTTCAACAAGAATACCGTTATTCCAAACCCATTCTTTTGTTTCCATAATGCCTTCTACGAAAGCATCTGGAGCAGATGGATCTGCCACAATGTCAGCGGCCGTTGCAAGGTAAAAATCTTCACCTACTGTATTTTGGCCGTTTCTTTGTACTAAGGAACCCATACCTCTTGACGACACACCTAACTTAGCGCCTTCATCAATAAGACTTTTTACGATCTTACCATATGGAGTATCCATAATTTTTGCTTCTCCAATAAAATTTTTGCCTTCAGGATATAACTTCTTAATCATATGTGATACTCTTTCTAAGTTCACAGTTGGTCCTTCTGGATGTCCTAACTCTCCGAATGCTCTATTTTTATTGATAAATTCTGCGTTGTATCGTTTTACTTCTTTCATTAAAACGTTACTAGGGTAAACTCTACCGTTACGATTTTTGATGTCTGATTGTAGAAAAACTCCTTTTATAGAATAGTTTTTCTTTCCTTCGTTTTCTTCAACGATATATTGAGCGTCGTTTATTTCTTCTCTTATAAGTTTCATATTCCCTCTTTTACTATTTATATATTATCTAAATTCTATTACTAAAGAATAGTTATCTCCGTTAGCAAAATTTTTAGTACTTA